AGTCTCAGGCTAAACAAAAGCCTGTTTTCGATCTTCTCTCCGCTAAGTACGGAATCGATCCATCAAACATCGACGAGCTTCTCGAAAAAATGCAGAATGATATTTCGCCAAAGAGCGAATCTGCTCCCGAGGTGGCAGATAAAAAAACTACCTCCGTTAACAGAGATGAGTTCATATCACAAAAAGCAAAAGCCTTGGCCCAACGCTGGGCACAGGAGGGAGAGCAGCTCAAAAAGATCTTCCCCTCATTTGACTTTAAAACTGAGCTCAACAACCCGGCGTTTGCTTCTCTGCTAAAAAGCGGTCTTCCGCTCAGGAAAGCATATACTGCCGCTCATTCGGATGAAATTCTGAAAAGCGCCGTATCCGGAACCGCCAAAAAAGCAGCTATGCAAACACTCCAGTCTATTCGTGCTAACGGAAATCGTGTCTCGGAAAACGGACTCCATAACGGCTCCGCCCTGCTCCGTAAAACCGACGTCTCAAATCTCTCGGGCTCCGATATCCGTTCAATCATCAAGCAAGTGGAAAACGGAAAAAAGATACGTCTTTAAACTATCTGTTACTGCTCCGTTTTCTCACTTGCACCACATCCTAAACAAAAAAGGAGATCTACACTATGGAAAATAACGTAACATTCGGCGCTAACACAGCCATCCACGGCACTGAAGGTATGGTCAATGCCTCCACCGGTATTACCACATCCTACGATAACGGCGGTCTTTCCGCCGAAATGAAAACCTTTTACGACAAAACTCTTATTGAGCTTGCCAAACCCAATTTGGTACATACGCAGTTCGCACAGAAGAGACCCATTCCCCCTCACGGAGGCAAAACGATAGAATTCCGCAGAATGAAGCCTCTTGCAAAAAATCTCAACACCATCACCGAAGGTATCACTCCCGCCGGCACAAAAATGACTGTTGTTCCCCTTACCGCTACTCTTAATCAGTACGGTGACTACATCGAGCAGACAGATCTTATTGAAACTACTGCTATCGATAACACGGTTCTTGAAGCAACAAAGCTTCTTGCTGACCAGGCAGGCAGAACCATCGACACCATCGTCCGTGACGTTCTTCAGACCGGTACAAACGTTAACTACTGCCCTAAAAAGACCCCCAACGGCTACGTAACAACCACCTCACGCAGTAAGCTTGACTGCGATTCAAAGCTCCGCGTGGTCGACGTATTCAAGGCTGCCGCTCAGCTTAAAGCAGTCAACGCTCCCACGATCGACGGCAAATACGTCGCAATCATTCATCCACACGTTGCCTTTGACCTTATGCAGGAATCGGGAGACGCATGGGTCGACATCAAAAAGTACGCAGAGCCCGATAAAATACTTAACGGTGAATTGGGTACGCTCGGCGGTGTAAGGTTTGTCGAATCATCCGAAGCAAAGATCTACTACGGACGCGATCTTTCCAAGTCCTCCCGTTCTTTGGGCGTTGATTATTACACCGTTTCTGCCGAAAGCGAAAACGTTGAAGCAACCGGTGTCCAAACCTCTTACGCCATAAGAACACTTGACCCCTTTTCTTCCGATATTCTCGGCAGAAATATCCTCTATTTCTCCACTATACTTGACACTACGATCCCCGTTAAGGTCGTAGGTATCAACGTCGATGAAAAAATGCTCTTCATTGATAAAGACATTGAGGTTTCATCCGATAACGGTGATACGCTCTATCCCGGAGAAGGCGGCAATATGGGCTTAGCCGCATATTCCACCATCTTCCTCGGTGCTGATGCATACGGTGTCATCGATATCAACGGCTCCGGCACGATCGAGCATATCGTTAAGCAGAGAGGCTACGGAAACGATCCGCTCAATCAGAGAAGCTCCATCGGTTGGAAAGCATTTATGTGTGCCGCGATCCTTGCCGACGATTACATTCTCCGTGTCGAATCGGGATCTTCGTTCTCCAACGATATCACCGAAGCAAACTAAGGATCTATCTTATAATCATCGGGTTTGTACTCTCTGAAAAGAGAGTACAAATTCCGGCATTTTTAACTGCAATTGTTACCCTCAACGGGTGACCTTATATTACAAAGGAGAATTGATATGAATAAAGAAACTAAAAAATTGGTTCCCATTTTTATTCCCAAGCGTTTTAAGGGCGACGACGTTCGCACGGTATCGGTTAACGGTAAATACAAGCACATTCCCACAGGAAAGCAGTTTATGATCGAGCCCTGCTTTGCAGAAGCGGTAGCCAATGCCTGTCTTGCGGAAGACCTTGCAGAATCGTACAAAGCATCAGTCGCAAACGACTGATGCCCACCTTCTGCGGTGACTTGCCATGACCATCTTAAACGCCATCGAAAAATTCGATGCCTATCGCCCAAACACAATCCCGCTCGAGACAAAGCTTGACTGGCTCGACACTCTTGAAGCCAATCTTTTTCTTGAAGTGATCTACACCCACGAAAACCCGGACGGTCTTTCGTATTCCCATATTCTCCCCGACACAGACCTCAATACCGAGCTGCTTGTTTCTCCCCCCTTCTCCGACATCTATCTTCACTTTCTCGCTATGAGGTATGATCTGTATTTTGGTGATCTTGCCCGTTACAACAATGACCTTTTACTCTATTCATCCGCATTTTCCGATTACGCTAAGCACATCAACAAAACGCATCTCCCCAACAAAACCACTACTTGTTTTAACGTCTGACTTTCCCGATTGGAGGCAAATTCAATGCATCATCCCTTTCTAACTCCTCCCAACACCACTGACTCTTACATAACATCGTTCGGTGGACTTGACCGTTCCCCGGTTTGCCCCGAAAACTTTTTTTCGGACACTTTCAACACCTCATCTGACAGCTACCCGCTGCTTTCTGTCCGAGATAAACGGGCGCGTCTTACCGTTTTTAACGGTAGACCCTCCTCTCTCCTTACAGTCAATGGAATTACATTCACCTGCGGCTCTTCCCTCTATTATAACGGTGTCCTACAGTATGACAATCTGATTCCCGACACAAAAAAGCAACTTGTCGCTATGGGATCAAAGCTCATTGTCTTTCCCGACGGATATTATATAAACACACTTTCTGCCGATCAAAACGGACTCTGCACAGAGCAAGGCTACATCACGTCAAAAAAAACATATAACTTTTCAACTTACATAGCGATCACGCCTTGCGACGACAGCGGAATCCAACCTACCGTATCATCCGTTCCTCCCGACGTCGAGTCCTCTTCCCTTTGGTTTGACGACACAATTTATCCGAATATTTTAAAAAAATATTCTCCCGATACTAACGAATGGGTGGAGATCGAAGCAACGCACACCCATATCGGTATGGATAACGTTCACGAATACGTTACTCCGGGGAAATTGACTGAAATTTGCGGAATTGATTCTTGGGTAGACGGTATCTCCATGATCACCTCTGTCGGTGAAGGTTACTTTACCGTCAACAAAAAAAGCGAGCACTTTAAGGCTTTTGAAATATCAGCAGACGAAACTGTTGTTTTTTCCTCGGTACTCCCCCGTCTCGACTTTGTATGCGAACATCAAAACAGGCTCTTCGGCTGCAGATACGGTATTGATAACTCGGGTAAATTTGTCAACGAAATCTATGCCTCAAAATTGGGTGACCCCGGAGAATGGACCGCCTATTCGGGATTATCGACCGACAGCTATGCCGCCTCCTGCGGAAGCGAAGGCCCATTTACCGGCATCGCCTCTCATTTGGGATACGTCGTCTTTTTCAAAGAAAACAGGATCCACCGTCTGTTTGGCACAAAGCCTGCCAACTACACCCTCTACGAGGACCTGTATCCCGGAGTTGCAATCGGAAGTGAAGGCTCTCTCTGTCTTGCCGACGGCATACTTTACTATCTCGGCAACAACGGTGTCTACGCATACAGCGGCAGCTCTCCCACCCTCATATCAAGCAAACTGGGCAACGAAAAGCTACACGACGGAGTCGGGGGGAAAAGCAAAAACAAATACTATCTTTCCGTTCGCAACAATAGCGGAGATTTTGAGCTATATACATACGATCTCCGTTACAGCATCTGGCACAAAGAGGATTCCGTTCGTTATATATTTCTTTCCCCGCTTGAAGGCTCTCTTCTCGGAATAAAAAGCAGTAATGACGTCTTTTCACTCGAGTTGCTTTCTTCAAAAGAAATACCTTCTCTTTGTAAAAAGCTCTACGATTCCTCAATAAGTTATGAAAGCTCGCTCAAATGGTCTGCGGAAAGCGGATATCTCGGTTTTTTCACAGATACAAATAAATTCCTTTCTAAACTTCGTATTCGTCTGGAAACGGGAGACAACTGCTCTTTTACCGTTTTCTACAAAACGGATTCATCCAATGTGTGGCACGAATGCGGCAGCATAAAAGGAAAAAAGGCGGGAGCCT